CTCGGCAGCGGTGGCGAACAGGTCAATACTCAGCGCCAACTTGCGCAGCCCCTTCCCTTTGAACCAGCGCGCACCGCTCACCGCCAGGTGATCGCATGGCGGGAATGCGGCGACGAATGCAATCCGGTCTAGCATGTCGCGCGGCGGAATCCAGCCGTTGCGGATGTCCGCTCCGACCTTGATGACGCTGCCCTCTTGAGTTACGCCTGCCGGGTGCTGCATATCCACCAGAACAGCGGTATATCCCGCATCGACCCACGGCTGCGCCATGTTCCCGGTCAGGTCGTAGAGACTCAGGATGATGTCTTTCACTTCTCACCCCGCTTTGCATGGCAATCAGCGCACTTCCATCCCTTGAATGCTTTTGTGCCGTCAGTTGGCTTGTACTGCTTGCAGGTCTCGCAAAACCGTTTTTGGCATGGCTTGAAAAATCCAATAGACGGTCCCTTTGTGAGCCGGTCGGTTTGTTCCCGGTAGGCGTCTTCTGAACTGCGATTGTTGAAGCCGATCATTCTGATTTCTCCATTTCTTCTACGTCAGCCTTCGCTTTGGCTTCGGCTTCCTCGCGTGACATGCCCGCCTCAAACTCCATGATCGCGGCCCGCTCCTCGAATGCTTCTTCCTTGTCACTCATCACGCGGCCACCTTTTCCTTCCATGATTTTGTCTCAGCCTTGATTCGTGCGCTACGGGCTTCGTCTCTGCGAATCTCAGAAGCCCAATCAGCGAAGGCCAATTCGTAAGCCTTGACTCTTTCTTCGTGCGACCTTGGCTTCCATCCATGTACGTACTCCCCGTTGATTCGTGGATGAGGAAGTCCCGGCCCTGGTGACAACTCGACTCGTAATGCTTGGCGAAGCTCGTCTATTTCCTTCTGCGAATGCTCGCCACGCTTTACCCAAGTGCTTGTCACTAGATCAAAGTTCGCTGCAAACTCTCTGCTTACCCGCGCCATTTGTCGTCCCTCCAATATTTCCACTCGCCATATCGGTATCCGATCAACCAGAAGAATCGGCCTATCGCCTTAAAAATCGACATAGGAAGGCTCCGGTTCGTAAGTCGGCGGGGTATGAATGAGGAAGTCCATTCGGCGCGGAAGTTCTTCAGGGGAATCGAGGTACTGAAAGGACTCCCGATCAAAAGCGAGGCCGATCATGCCTTCCCATTCGCCGTGTCGTTGCTTGTCGCAGTTCAGCGCAGCATCCGGCCCGTTCGGGTCTTCGCCGTATTCCTTTTTCTTGTTGCGCCACACCGAATAGAGGTTGTCGGCAAGGTCGCCAATCGAGCCTGCGCCCTTGATGTCCATCTTCCCCGGCGCGCCGGACTCGTCCTGCTTCTTGCGGGAGTGGGCAACCAAATGAATGTGGCAGTCGTGCGCCATCTTGAAATTGCAGAGCGTGTCGACAAACGCCTTCTGGCCGTTGTAGTCGTCGTCTGCGATGCCGCACTTCATGAGCGAGTCAATGACGAACTGCGTTGCGCCGTAACGCTTGCGGGCGTAGGCGAACACTTCGAGCACGCGGCTATGGGATACGGTGCCAACTGAATCAATGATCCAGCACCGCTCTTTGAGCCATGCCATGCACGCGCGAATCTCGGCGGTTTTCGGCTCTCTGCACGCCGTCATCTGACGGACCAAGCGCCAAAAGAGCTTCTGTGGTTTGAGTTCGCCCGAGAAGATGCACACCCGCTCGCCTTGCGCCATCAGGTGCAACAGCACTTGCCCGAGTAACTGGCTCTTGCCGTGACCGTTGATGCCGGTCCAAATCGACAGCTCTGCGGGACGGATCGCCAACTTTCCAGCGGCCTTCAGCCAGGGGAACATGAACCCGACCGGGGCATCGTCTGCCGGGTAGAACTCCGACAGAACGAGTTCGGTGAAGTCGCCTGCGCTGCGCAGCTCGTCCGGTGCAATGTGAGTCGCGTCGTGGATGCACTGCGCGATCTGCTCGGCAGTCATGCCCGATTGCAGGCAGTCGTTCGCATCCTTCTTCGGCAGCTTTGCGATGCGGCAACGATCCAGTCCCAGACGCTCGGCAATCTTGCGTGCAGCGGCTTTCCCGGCGTCGTCCATGTCCATGCACAGAACGATGTCGCTGAACCGCTCAAGGTGATCGTGATCGCTCTCGATCCAGCCAAGGTTCGACACGCCCGAGAACACGGACAGAGCGGGAATGCCGCACTGCCACAGCGTCATGGCGTCAATCTCGCCTTCAGCAATGGCGACACTGCGCGCATTCGGGTCGATGACTTGCCATCCCCACAGGCACGGCTCGCCACCGCCAAAGGTCATCATCCGTTTCTTGTCGGCATAGTCGCGCAGCTTGAAATTGACCATCTCGCCGTCTCGCCAGTGCGGGAACACAACGGCTTTCCCGTCCTTGCTCGATCCCACCTTGTAGGCTGTGATGGCCTCGTCGGTGATGCTGCGAGACTTGAGCCAAGCAATCGCGGGCGAATCGGGTTTCAGCTCAGGCTGGCGCTGCGGCGGGCGCTTCCACTCGCGCACCGGAGCGAGTTGTACGTCCTGCACGCCGAGGTAGGTTTTGACTTCCTTGATCGCAGCGGCCAGCGAGTAGCCACGAACGTGCATAAACAGGTCGATCAGGTCGCCGCCGATGTCCTGCGCGAAGTCGCGCCAGATACCGGCCTTCGTCCCAGTCAGATGCACCCCGAGGCTATCGCCTGCCTCGCCTGCAACCGATCCGGCTTTCCATTCCTGACCCTTTTTCTTGCCACCGGGCAGCAGGTATTCCGCCACTTGTGCCGCTTGTGCAGCGAGCATTTGGGAGAGTTCGCGGGCGTGCATGGCTTACCACTCCACCCAGCGACCACCGACGAACACCTTGCCGGGTATGCTCGGAACGGCTGCGCCCGTCATCTTCGGCGCAACCCATGCCGCCTCGAATCCTTGCCACCCCTTCGCGCAGCAGAGTTCCAACACGTCCTGAAGCGACATTCCGGCTTTTTCGGCTTCCCGCACAAATCCGTTCAGCGCGGTCTGCGTCATCGCAGCACGCTTTGCTTTCCTCAGCGCGAGGAAGTCTGCCCACACCGATTCCGACACGGATTCGGGGCGAGCAACATGCGCGGCAACGCCGCTGCGCTTGTTTTTAGATTCATTGATAGGTTCACTTGGTAGATTCAGTGTCGGCTTTTCCCGACTGGTTGTAGTCGGCTTTTCCCGACTGGTCGTGTCGGCTTTTCCCGACTGGTCGGATTTTTCCGGTCGGTTTTTGCCGACTGGTTTTCCCGACTGGTTTTCAGTGCTCGACCTGTCGGCTTTTCCAGACTGGTTGTGCCGGTCATCCACGCCGACAAGTTGATACCTGTTCCCCTTTCCAAGCTGGCGATCAACGATCAGCAATCCAGCCGATTCAAGGTCTGTGATGGCCTCCATAATCGTTTCACGATAGAGGCCGGTGTCGGCTTCAAGGCGAGCAATGGACGGGTGGCATTCATGGTTCTCGCCTGCGCGATCCGCCAATGAGAGAAGGACCAGTTTTTGAGTTGGGCGAACGTCTTGACGCCAAGCCCAACGGGTAGCATCAAGACTCATGCACGGCTCCTGATTCAATGCGGTAGGCAGCAAACCGCTTGCCGTTCATCTGGATCGCGTCTGACCGGATCGCGTGTCCCTGCTGGCGCAACTCACCAATGCGAGCCGCAAGGCGGTTGCAGGCGAACAGGCGAAGGGCATCAAGCGCGGTGAGCGCTCCCCCGTTTTCGAGGTGCCTCAAAATCGCTTGACGCTGCGAGTATTTTTCTTGCATCATCTTCCTCAGTTCCTTTCAAGCCCGCCGAGTGGTTGCAGCCACGATGACGCGGGCTTTTGTTTGCGCTCAGTTCTTGGTCGAGCGCATCACCGTTGTTCTTGTTCGGCCTGCATCGCACGGATGCCGCGCTGCGCCAGGGCCAGCAGTGCCTTGCCTTCTTCGGACGAGAACACCATCACGTCGCCCGCTTGCTTGGCGCGCTCGTCGAGCACCGCAGCGGCTTTGCGCAGCAGGATTTGCAGGAGTTGGGTGTCGTCTTCCGTGCGCGAGTCACGCAGCTCGAAGTTCAGCGAGCACGCATCCATCCAGCCAAGCAGCTCAGGCAGGCTCAACGACACTTCGCCGCTGAGTACGCGCGACACAAACGACTTGTCCCGTCCAGCAGCACGCCCGATGGCCGAGTAGCCGATTTCACGAGCCAGCCGAATGAACAGCGCTTCGTTGCGTCGGGCAGTCGGCGTGTCTGGCGTTGTGAACGTGTTGCGCATCACGCCGGGGATTTCCGTCACTGTGTATTCGAGGGAGTCCATCGTTTTGTCCTCAGGGGGTTACGATGCTTGTGATGCGGATTCGCGGCGCTTACCGGATCGCTTCTTGCCGCGCAGGTAGGTCCAGTCAACGTCAGGGCGCAACTGTTCGCAGGTCAGGCACCCGAACGACTCGCGTTCAAGCGCGACGCAAATCTCCCACCCAAGCCGCGCTTTCGTGCTGATCGCTTTTCGGAGGTAGCCAATGGTCGTCCCGCACCGCTTCGCAAACGACTCCTGCGCAGCGGTCGGCATGGCATTGATGAATGTTCGTAGCTGTTCCATTGCACTATCTTACCTCGGGGTATCGGATGAAGCAATACCCGAGGGCGCTTTACCTCGATCCGGGGCATTTAGCACAATTGAATGCGTGGATATGTACGAACACCGCAGGCTGCGCCTGCTCGAACTCAGGAACTCCGGCGTTTTTGCTGGACGCGGGGGCATCTCCGAGCTGGCGAAGGCCACCGGGGTAGATGCGTCATATATCTCTCGGCTGCTCTACCCGGAGGGGAAGAAGCACAAGAAGCGACTAGGAGATGAGGTCGTCGATAAGCTCAGGGCGAATCTTGGCTTGTGCCCAGGATGGTTCGACTTGCCTCTAGGATCGATGCTCGATCCGTTAAATTGGTCACAGACAAAAGAGGGCGTATTACTTTCGTCTAGTGCCATAGAGAAAGCTGATGATCCATACTGCGACCTTTCGGAAGTTTCCCACATGAATGAGCGTGTCCCGCTTCTTTCGTGGGCGAAGGTCGGTAAATTGGATGCCTCTGTAGATTTGCATGAGCCCGGATACGCTGACGGGTTTGTTGATGTCATCAAGAAGAACGCACGCTCTTTCGCGCTTCGCGTGGAAGGCGACTCAATGACCGCCCCGTATGGGCGAACCTACCCCGTTGGCAGCATCATCATTGTTGATTCTGGCAACAAGAGCCCATCATCAGGGCAGCAGGTGATCGCCAAGCTCAAGACAAGCGGCGCGGTGACGTTCCGCCAGTACATCGAGGAAGCGGGCCGAAGGTGGCTAAAACCGCTTAATCCACAGTACCCGCCTGACTTCGAGCCCTTCGACGTGATCGGCGTCGTAACTTCCACACACCTTTTTGAGTAGCACAAGGCGTCACAAGTGAGCCCGGATCGTCCGGGCTTTTTCATGCCCACAAATCTTACCCATAGGTATTGACACGCATGATTCCCCTCGGGTATCGTTCATCCATCGCAGCACACAACGCGCTGCGAGTCCTTAACAACCAGCTCAACACCACCGCCCGCAGAGCACCGCGAGAGTAGGCGGGTCCGCGTGATCGAGACACGCGGTAGTTCCGGCACCGCCAGACAAAAATCTGCACGGGCCGACTCGATAGATGCGCCTTCACCAGAGGGCGCACAAGGAAGCGGAAATTACGCTGGCAACGTGCTGGATCAACGGTGAGAAGCCGTGGTGTTCCGCTGGGCAAGCCGAAAGGACGAAACCAGCAAGCAGGAAGGATGCCGCCTGCCCGCTTCCTTGTGTAGTTGTCCCCCAAGCCAACAAAAAATATCGGAGCGCGTCATGAACATCTCCGCCAAGATCGCAGATCGGTTTAATACTCAAGAAAGCCTTCTTGAGTTTGAAGAAAGCTCTTACTTCGGATTGTCTCGATCCTGTTCCGTGAAGGTGTCCGGGGTGTGGTTTGATGTGTGGTTTGATGCTGATTACGAAGTCAGCAATGTCGCGGAATCGAATTGATGGAAGCAAAAAATGTAGCGAAGGCGCATCAATTGCGCCTTTTGCCGATTGCTACAAAGGAACAGGCGATTGAGTTTTTGTCGTCCTATCGCGCATGGGTTGACGCCATCTCTACGTATGGTAACGGGCTTGCTTTGCAACGGAAAAGACCTGCATGCGTAGAGTATGCAGACATTTTTAGGAAAGCGGCTCAGGCTCATATAGCCGCCGAAGTCTGCTACTGGCAGCGACCTTTTGACCATCCGTCAAACGTTTCAGCGGGAATCCCTCGCGCAACATGGGAGCGCGCCCGTATTTCTAGGGGGCTACCTATATAAGCAGTTGTCTCCCCACGCATCCGCGACCGTCAGCGCGGGCCATCCGGGGCAAGGGATGGCGACCTCTAAGTTAGAGCTGCCTACTTCTGACGGAGCAGCGAAAGCCACCGCAGGGCCGAAAGGCAGAGAGCCGCGAACGCGGACGGATTATGTGGTGATACCGAATACAAACTCCTTGGATGACTATGAAGCACTACCACGGCACCCCAAGCGGAGGCACGCGGCAAGACGCGGCACGACTTCTAATCGGACGCCATGCGCTTGTGCCGCACCCGCGGCAGGACGACATAGGCATCGTTGCCGAAGTCTGCCAGTCGTTCGTTTTTGACAACGGCGCCTTCTCGGCCTGGAAGCGCGGCGAAGTGCTCGACGTGCCCGGCTACATGGCATGGGTGCGCGATTGGTGCCGCCACCCCGGATTTGACTGGGCCTTAATACCGGACGTGATCGACGGCGATGAACAAGCAAACGATGTGCTCATTTCTCAGTTTGAAGATGCCGGCCTTAGCCGATACGGCGTTCCGGTCTGGCACATGCACGAGTCCCTTGACCGGCTCGCCCGTCTTTGCGACGAGTGGCCGACCGTCGCCCTCGGCAGCTCCGGCCAGTGGGCTACCCCTGGCACCGAAAGATGGTGGCAGCGCATGAGTGAGGCGATGGACGTTGCGTGCGACGACCAAGGACGCCCGTTCGCTCGGCTACATGGCCTGCGCATGATGGACCCGGAAATCTTCACGCGCCTGCCACTCGCCAGTGCAGACAGCACGAATGCCGCAGTCAATGGCGGGAGCATCAGCAGATTCGGCAGCTATGTTCCGCCGACGGCAGGTCAGCGGGCCGCGGTGATCGCAGAGAGGATTGAGGCGCATAACAGCGCGCCGACGTGGATCAAACGAGAGCGACAAAGCGCGCTCTTTGCTTGAAACGGTAAAGCGCCCCGTCAGTGCGCAACGGGTTTCAACTTGCCCGACCTGAGCGGATACACCCGTACCGCAGCAGAACATCGCAACCAGGGATGACGGCACACCACGGCACCAGTAACGCCGATGTAGCTCAGTTGGTAGAGCAGCGTATCGCTAGGTCTCCGGTTCGAGCCCGGACATCGGCTACGGCACACTCTCGCAGATCATCGCTTGGGCTTTTTTGTGCGCTGGAGAGCGTAACCAGCACCTATACGCATGGCGGCTAACGAATTGCACTCGGCGGCAGGGTGAGTGCATCACCTATGCCCGCAAGTCGCCAGCCGTATAGGTAACAACAGGAGACGCTATGCGCGACCCTTTCAAGACCACCGAGCCGACTTGCATCAGCTTCAGCGGCGGACGAACGTCTGCTTACATGCTCTGGCGAGTCCTGCAAAGCAATGACGGACTGCCCGATGATTGCGTGGTGTGTTTTGCCAACACCGGCAAGGAAGAAGAAGCCACGCTCCGATTCGTGCAACGCTGCTCTGATGAGTGGGGCGTGCCGATCACGTGGCTTGAATACAAGCCGCACGAAGAAACGCGGCAGCGGTTCAAGATCGTCAATTTCGATACCGCCAGCCGTAACGGCGAGCCGCTGGAAGCGGTGATTCGCGCAAAGCAATACCTGCCGAACCCGGTAACGCGATTCTGCACCATCGAGACAAAGATTCGGACGATGGAAAATTACCTGCTGTCGATTGGCCTCGCTGAGTCGCGGGCAGAAGGCGAGCGGTGCTCAATGATTGGCATCCGTGCAGATGAACCGCTTAGGGCTGCGAAGATCGCTGACAAGTGGCGCGTACCGCTTTATCTAGCAGGCGTGAATGTGCATGAAGTCGGCGAGTTCTGGAGCCGCCAGCCGTTCAATCTTGAGCTACCGACGTATAACGGGCGCACGCTCGCGGGCAACTGCGATCTGTGTTTCCTCAAGCCAACCAATCAGATTTTCACACTCATCCAAGAGAGGCCCGAGCGCGCGATCTGGTGGGCAAAGATGGAGGCCCTATCCCTAGCCAGCAAGCCAAGCGGTGCGGTGTTCCGATCTGACCGCCCGAGCTACCAGCAGATGCTGGACTACAGCAGACAGCAGCGAAGCCTATTCGACCCGCATGAAGAAAGCATTGGATGCTTCTGCGGGGATTGAAAAAGAACCTCCCCTCTTGGCCGGTCTTGCAGAAATGCAGACCGGCATTTTTTTGGAGCGAACGAAATGCAATATGAAATCAAAAACCGATGGACCATGAAAACTCAGTTTTCTTGCGAATTGGGCGATGAGTTTCAAACGCAAGGCGAGCGTGAAAGGCTTGGCGCTGCTGTTCTGATGGCAGTAAAAGAAAAAGCCAACTTGAGCGGTGCCTACTTGCGCGGTGCCGACTTGAGCGGTGCCGACTTGCGCGGTGCCGACTTGAGCGGTGCCGACTTGCGCGGTGCCGACTTGAGCGGTGCCTACTTGAGCGGTGCCG